CTCTTAAGTTAAGCGTAGTAGGTAAACAGGGCGTGTTACTGCCATCTGGACTATACTTAAAGTATCCTAATCTAAAAGAATTAGAGACCGACACGGGAATGGAATGGAGTTACGCTAGTCATAGGGGATCACGCCGTAAGATTTATGGTGGTAAAGTTGTGCAAAACTGTATTCAAAGCCTCGCTAGGTGTATAATGGGCGAAGCAATGGTGAGAATCACCAAGCGTTATAAGATTGCCCTCACTATCCATGATAGTTGTTACTGCGTAGTACCTGAAGATGAGGCACAAGAAGCCTTAGATTTTATTATAAAGGAGCTATGTAAGGAACCTAAGTGGATGCCTGGAATACCATTAGGCGCAGAGGGGGCATTTGGTAAAACACTTAAGGAAGCAGGATAGTGAATGCATAAAGTCCCAGCATGGTCGTTCAGTTCTATTAAAACATTTGAAACATGCCCTAAGAAGTATGAGTCAGAGAAAGTAACCAAGGAAGTAGGCTACCAAGAAACAGATGCGACCCTCTATGGGGTGCAGTTACACCTTGCTGCTGAGGAATACATTAGGGACAGTAAGGACATAGACCCTAGGTTTAAGTTTATAAAGCCTTACTTAGATTCTCTAATTGCTATTAAGGGTGAAAAGATATGCGAGTTAAAGTTAGGGGTTAAGAAATATGATGGACGATTGGTGGCGTGTGACTTTTTCGATGCTGATGTGTGGTTTAGGGGTGTGGCTGATTTGGTCATCTCCGATGGTGAACTTGCTTGGATTGTAGATTATAAGTCCGGTAAGAGTGCTAAGTATGCGGATATGAGGCAGTTGGCTTTAATGGCAGCGGCGTTGTTCCTTAAGTATCCAGAGATTAAAAAGATTAAGACATCCTTGCTGTTTGTGGTGTCCAAAGAGTTTATTAAAGAAGATTTTAAAAAGGACTGGGGCTTAGATATATTTGCTAAGTACAACGACTTGTTGACCCAACGAGAAATGGCGTATACTTCGGGGGTATTTAATGCTAAGCCCAACGGTCTATGTCGTCAATGGTGTGGAACATTAAGTTGTGCCCACAACGGAAGGAATAAATAATGCCTAAAACAAGTAAAGTAAAACTAGCTTATCAAGCTGAACGTCAAAAGTCGCCACAAGAAGTAGATAACAGAGTGGCCCGTAATAAAGCTAGACGCCATGCGATTGCTGCTGGTAAAGTAAAAGTGGGAGATAACCTTCAGATTGATCATATAAGACCCCTAGGTAAAGGTGGTAGCACTAAAGATAGTAACACTCGTGTAGTAAGCACAGCCAAGAACGAAGGCTGGCGCAAAACTAGTCCGGAGATGTATGGCAAGAGTAAAAAGAAATGATAGTTAAAGTACGTTCCGTTAGGCAGTTAGCACGAGATGCTGGGCTTAACGAAGAGCTTATCGACCGGAATATAGAAGCCCTATGTGACTTTACATGGCGTGTAGCTAAGAGAGAAAGAAAGTATTGCAGTAACAGAGTAAGGGGTTGGGTGCTGAGTAACGAGTTGATTAAGCCCCCTTTAGTTGAACTATTAAAAGAGGAAGATGAAGAAGAATACGACTTCATTTAGAGATAGTAAGAACGCTTCATCCCCGTAAGGGATTGATAACAAACAGGATAACAATGGAAATTATAGATAATAAAGCTTTAATGCTTAAGACACGTAACCCTGACAAGGTGACTCAGGTAATAACACAGTCTTATGTAACAAGTGAAACACAGACCCCAACGGGTATAGGCTATGAGATAGCCGTTAAGTGGACACTACCCAATGCCAAGATACTACAGAACTTAGGGTTTAAGAATGTGCCTTCTCCTATTATGGGACAGTACGAGTGGCCTGGAATGTATAAGCCCTTTGAGCATCAGAAAGTTACTGCCTCTTTCTTAACACTTAATCAACGTGCCTTCTGTCTGAATGATATGGGTACAGGCAAGACCATGAGTGTTATATGGGCGGCTGACTATCTAATGACTAAAAAGGTTATCAAACGAGTATTAGTTATATGCCCTCTATCTATTATGGACCCAGCATGGAGAGCAGACTTATTTAAAACAGCTATGCACCGTAGAGTAGACATAGCCCATGGAGCTAAGGATAAGCGCATAAAGGTCATTAATTCTAATGCTGAGTTCGTGATTATTAATTATGATGGCATAGAGATAGTGGCTAATGAGATAGCTAAGGGCAGGTTTGATCTTATCGTATGTGATGAATGTAGTGCGCTAAAAGTGCCTACTACTAGGCGTTGGAAGGCCCTAAACAGTTTAATCAATCAGCACACATGGTTGTGGTTACTAACGGGTACTCCTGCGGCACAGTCGCCTATGGACGCCTATGGTCTAGCTAAGATATTACGCCCTGACTCAGTGCCAAGGTATATAGGTGCCTTTAGAGATCAAGTTATGGTTAAGCTCACGCAGTTTAAATACGTACCTAGACCTGAAGCCCAGAAGATAGTACATAAGGTATTGCAACCTGCAATACGCTACACCAAAGAAGAGTGCCTAGACCTACCCGAACTGGTATACACAGAAAGGGACACTCCTATAACGCCTCAACAGAGGAAGTACTACGACCTGCTTAAGAAAGAGATGTTGTTTGAAGCGGCAGGGGAAGAAGTTAGTGCCGTTAACGCTGCGGTTAAAATGAATAAGTTGCTTCAGATATCATCGGGCGCAGCCTATACCGATACAGGGGAAGTGATAGAGTTTGATTGTTCTGTACGGCTAAAAGAAATGGTGGAGATAGTTCAACAAAGCAGTCATAAGACTCTTATTTTTGCAAACTTTAAGCATGGCATAGTCACTATAAAAAGGCACTTAGATTCATTGGGTATAACCTCGGAGATAATTCATGGGGGTGTAAGTGCAAACAATCGCACTAAGATATTTAATAAGTTCCAGATGGAGAAAGACCCACAAGTGCTTATTATACAGCCTAAAGCAGCGGCTCATGGAGTAACACTACATGCGGCTAACACCATAATATGGTGGGGTCCGATAACCAGTACAGAGACTTACCTTCAAGCTAACGCCCGTGTTCACAGGCAGGGACAAAAGAACCCATGTACTGTAGTTCACCTAGTGGGTAGTGCTGTAGAACGGTCACTTTATACAAGTCTGTCGAATAAAACAGAGGCTCAAAACACTTTACTAAATATGTATAAAAATATATTTGGACTTATCTAACAAACTATGCTACATTTACACCACCTTACGAACTTCGTAAGAGACCGACCCCAAGGAGAATATGATGGACGTACAGATCACCGCTGACAAATTAGTGTCAGTGTATATGAAGATAAGAGACCAAAGAAGCCGTATTTTACGTGCCTATGAAGAGCAGGATATCGCCTTAAAAGCACAGCAAGCGATGGTGTCTACTCAACTGTTAGAAATAATGAAAGAGGTAGGCGCCACTAACATCAAGACCATTCACGGGACTGTATCCCGTAATGTGCGAACCGTATTTACCACTAACGACTGGAACAGTATGTATGCCTTCATAAAAGAGCATGACGCTATGCATCTAATGGAACAACGTATTAGTCAAGGTAATATGAAAAGATTTCTGGAGGATAATCCAGATCAACTGCCCATGGGGCTTAACAGTAATAGTGCGTACACAGTATCAGTTCGCAAAGCAAAATAAAGGAGAAGATAGAAATGACATTTGACGAGAATTTAGATGAGGGCTATGATGATCAGCTCGAAGATGACCAGTGGTTATCCACTGCGGAAGTAATGGCACTCCTTAAGGTGGGTCGCCAGACTTTAATAGCTCTTAGAAATAAGGGGCTCATAAAGGCTTATCGTAAAGGGCTGTCAGGAAAAAATATATACAGCAAGGCAGAACTGTCTGACTTGATTAAACAATCAAACACCATTAGGAGCATATAAGATGTCTACAGATATTACATTATTTCGTGAAGCAGGAGCAGTAGCACCCGTTCGTGCAACAACTTTAGACGCCCTAACCAAGAGCCTTATGGGTAGTAGCGGTGGTAACAAGAACATATCTATCCGAAATGGACGTTTTCGTATGGTGGTTGATGGCCAAGAAGTATCAGTAAGTGCTGATCATTCTCTGGATATTACTATTATTAATGCTTCTGATCATATAGGTCGTAAGTATTATGACCAACCGTATAAAGACGGTGAGAAGTTGATGCCTGTGTGCTGGTCATCTGATGGTGCTAAACCAAGTCCTACTTGTGAAAAACCACAGGCTAGTCTGTGTGTTACATGCCCTATGAATATCAATGGCTCAGGTCAAGGCACTTCAAAAGCTTGTCGATACAACCGTCTATTGGCTGTGGTTATAGGTACTCCAGAAGAGCACAGTGATATCTACCGAATGGATATCCCAGCTATGTCAATCTTTGGCAAAGTAGAGAATGGCAAAATGCCTTTGAACGCTTATGCTAAGTTCATCGGTGGTAACGGTCTTACTGTATCTAGTGTAGTAACTGAAGTGCGTTTTGATCCTGACGCCAGTGTGTCTAAGTTAACTTTTAGAGCTGTTAAGCCTTTAAACCTAGACCAGATTGATGTGGCTCTAGACTTAGGAAAAGACCCTCAAGCAATAGATGCTACTACCATTAACTTTGGTTCATCTACTAAGAAAGCAACAACATTTATAGCAGCTCCAGCAGCTCCTGTGTTCCGTGAAGCTAAACCAGACGTAGTTGAGTTTGAAGAAGTAGCTCCTATAGTTAGAGAGAAAAAGGCAGTCCCTGCTGTAACTAAAGACTTGGCAGATGTGCTTAGTCAATGGGGTGATGACGAAGACTAATCTCTATCCCGGTTAGGGGTGGCAACACCCCTTTTTTAGTAGCACTTTAAACGGGCATCACTATGACACGGAGAGAGTTTTTCAACCAGATATTTAGTCCTTCGGGCTATATCAATATAAGAGGTCTGTACTATGATCAGACCCGTGGCACACCTGTCTCTAAGTTTTTTACTGACTTAGATGAGGCCGATAAATATATAGAACAATTAGTAGCAGAAGGCAGAGAAGCCTATTTTGCTACCCCAACTTTTGTAGATGGTACTAAGCAAGCAACTGTGTCGAATATCGCTTATCAACGATCATTCTTTGTGGATATAGATTGCGGCCCTACTAAGTCCTACAAGAATAAAAAAGAAGGTGTGGAAGCCCTGTATGCGTTCTGCGTACACGTAAAATTACCTATTCCTGTCATAGTCGATTCGGGTAACGGTCTTCATGCGTACTGGATGCTGGGTGAAGATGTACCGTATAACATATGGAAGCCTGTAGGCATTAGACTTAAGGAATTAACCCATGAGTTTGGATTTCATGCTGATAGCAGTGTAACAGGTGACGGCGCCAGGATCTTACGGGTTCCTGATACGGTTAATACCAAAGACGCTACTAAAAGTAAAAGAGTATATGTTAGGGGTGAAGCAGAGGCTATTTCTTTTGCAGACTTTTCAGAGATTGTACCCCCAGCTATTACACACAATACTTTACATCTTGCTACTACGGATGAGTTGACTAAAAGCCTTATGGGGGGTGATGTTTCTCCTAGTAAGTTTGATATCATCTTGCGTAAGAGTCGTAAGCTTATACCTAATCAAGAAAAGGTTAAGGTTGTGGTTACAGATAGCGATGGTAACGAGTCTATTGTTTTTAAGACTAAGATATTTGAACGCAATGCAGGATGTGCACAGATACTCTACGCTGATCAGCACCGGACTACTTTAGAAGAACCTTTATGGTGGGCTGTATTATCCATAGCTAACGCATGTACCGATAGCGCAGAGGCTATACACAATATATCTGAGGGTCATCCTGGATACTCAGTTAATGAAACAGATCATAAGACTACACGATTTAAAGGACCCCGCACTTGCCTTGAGTTTCAAAAGGACTACCCAGATGGATGTAGAGGGTGCATACATAAAGGCAAGATTACTAGCCCTATACAACTAGGTAAGTACACAGAATTAGCAACACCAAGCGATAATGTTATAGAAGACGTAGACCATAAAAGCCTACAACAAAATGTAACTATGGAAGCACCACATAAATATCCTTACGGGTGGGCTAGACGGGCTTCTGGTGGTATTGTTAAGTTAAGCATGGAAGTACAGGACGGTGAGGACGTACCGGAGCAAATAGAAGATGTTATTTATGAAAACGACCTATGGGTTAAGAAGCGATTAGACGATCCCCATCATGGAGGGTCTTCCATACAGATAGTGCATATAGAGCCACAAGGTCCTAATGAGCCTAAAAAGGTCACAGAGTTTATAGCCCCACTGACGACTATAGGCAAAAGAGATAAATGCCAAGAGCTGCTTACATTCCACGGAGTGTATAAGGCAATAACACCTAGAACACTAGGGCTATTACAAAAATATTTAGAGGATTGGGTAGCGGAATTAAAAGATAAACCAGAACAAGCAAGAGCCAACTTTGGTTGGCACGATAATAACACTAGCTTCGTCATGGGTAGCCGTGAAATAGCTTTAAACAAGGGAATTTTATTTAGTCCTACATCAGCATCAACTGACGAAGTAACTCCACTATATCAGCGTGAGGGGTCTTTAGAAGTATGGAAAAACATAGCTAACCTATATGATAAGAAAGGCAATGAAGCACGGGCATTTGTACTCTTTTTAGGGTTCGGTGCTCCTCTCTATAATTTTTTAAAGTTAGGTAGTGTAACTGTGCATCTTACTAACGCCGCATCAGGTGTAGGTAAAACAACCGCCCAGAAAATGGCAGGTAGTATATGGGGTGATCCCATTAAGACTATGATGAATAGTAAAGATACCATGGCTGCTAAGTACCATAGGTTTGGAGTGCTACGTCATTTGCCCTTGTTAATAGATGAGATCACTAATATGGACGGTGAGGCTTTAAGTGACTTTCTATTTGATACATCTCAAAACATAGGTAAAAACCGTCTGTCTGCACACACTAACACTTTACGTAAAAACAATACCCAGTGGAATACTATTGCGGTGACGTCAGGCAATAACAGTATATATGATGCACTTAAAAACCACAGGTCTTCAGTAGAAGGTGAGCTGTATAGGGTCATAGAACTTGAAATTGAAAACGATGATTCTTTAACCAAAGAAGAGTCTGACTATTGGTATGATGAGTTGCTACCTGAAAACTATGGAATGGCTGGCGAAATCTATATGACCTATGTTGTGGACAACCTACCTGAAGTATTAGCACTATTAAGGTCTACTAGAAAAGAGTTTGATAAGGTAGCTAAGTTTACAGGTAAGCAACGGTTTTATTCAGCCTGTTGTGCCGCAGCTTTTACAGGGGCTACTATTGCTAAGAAGTTAGGCTTACATAGTATTGATGTAGATAGTGTTAAGCAGTGGGCTGTTACTACACTGGGCTCTGTTCAAGCTACCGTAAAAGAATGCAGCTCAGAAGACTCTGTGGCTGTACTAGGGCGCTTTTTAAACGAGCACAATAGAAACGTATTGGTAGTTAATGGGCACTCCATAGAAGAAGGTGGGTTTATATTAAACGAGCGCCCTGTTAGAGAAGCAATGGGAGAGTTAGTCGTGCGTATAGAGCCTGATACTCACCATATGTATATAGCTAAAGGAACCTTAGAGCGATGGTGTGCAGAGCGAAGAGTGCCTGTTAAGAGCTTTTATAACGAGATAGAGAAGAAGGGTATTGTAATAAGTCTTAAGACTCGTAAGCGACTAGCAGAGAACACTGCGTCTGCAGGTGTACCTGTTCCTGTAATATGGCTAGATACAACTAAATTAAGTCTACCTGAATTAAATGTTTGACAGTTGAGCGCAGTGTGTTAGTATTCATTGCGCTCATTATTTCTCCGGTAATGCCGTGTTGTTTGTTTATATGGTTATATCCTATGTGGTTTATGTGGTAAATCCTCTGCCCCGCTGATTACGGGGCTGCTTTTTCCTAGTCCTCTTCCACCTTTTTAATCACCCCCATACCCATATCCAAGATAGTTCGCTTCATAGCTAATAGCTCTTCCATTTGTTTTCTTTTCTCTTCTATCGGCATTGAAGTGTCATTTTCAGTGTAGGCCATAGCTTGATTTAACTTAGTCATAGCCCCTAGTATCTTAGCTTCTGCTTTGCTACCGTATAGTGCGGGCATATTTTCATCAGTTGCATACAAGGCAGCTCTTGGGTCCCCTACTCTAAGTAAATGGGTCATAGTGTTTGATATCTGCTTATACTTTTCTGCTTGAGAATACACTTCGTTTTGGTCGCCTAGGGCATTAGGATTAGTAACAAAGGCTTTAGCATAAGGTACCGTTTCGGTCCAATCTTTACCTAAACCCTCCCCGATACCTCTAGACAACCCATTGGCTATCATATCCGCTACGTTGTATACCTCAGTACCATAGCCCTTTAAGAGCGTTTGACTAATAGCGGGGGACATTCCTGTAAGGTCACTAAAGGCATCAGCTATATAAGACTTACCTCTACCACGTTCAGCACGTACTAGGTTCTTAGCTCCTGGACTTTCAATGTCAAACCATTCTGCTGGATTTTTACCGAACATAGACTTACCAGTAACCGCTTCTAAAATAGGTTTAGCAAAGGCAGGTATAGGTAATGGAGGAGTAAGCCCATTAAGTACAGCATTAAATAACAGCTCATTACTACGAGTGCCAGTATCTAGCCCCATTAACTGACGTACCATAGCTTCAGGAATAAGTTTAAAGGCAATACCTATTTCAAATGGAGAAGCCGCTTTACCCATGCGTTTATCACCTAGCCCAGGCATTAACCAGTTGTTCATCCAATCGTCTGGTTTGGCATCTCTGTAATCTTGAGAGTTACTAGACAGGGTGTAGGCGTAAGCCATAGACGCAGCAGTCATAAACATAGCTCTATTACGAAACAGTTTACGTGCTCTAGCGGCATCAGCTTTAGACATATTCATTCCAGTAGCACTACGTAGTAGTACATCCATACCATTTAAGAATGAATTAAAGAAGGGCACTGATTGGTTTATCATACGTACCGAAGCATCACTGCCTTGGTTGGCAAAGCTCATAAAGTCTCTAGCCCTAGATACAGCGAAGTCATTTTGTTGTTCTTTAGTTAACCCTTTTTGTTTCTTAGCTTCTTTAAGAGCCGCCTTATAAACTTCTACCCTAGTAGCTGCATCAGCTGCTTCATGGACATGCTGGGCAAAAGACCAACCCTTTTGTATGTTACTACGTTGTTTTTTACCTTTAATAAAGTCGAGCTTTTGGTCTGCTAAGTTACTTTGAGATTGTAGTACACCCTTGTTAACTAGCTCTTTATACTCTGCGTTATGGTTGGTCAATATGCTTAAGAAAGACCTAGCGGCACCGAATGGAGTAACCAACCCTGTTTGAGCAGTAAAGTTTGCCATGAACGGATCACGTATTAATTGGCGATACCAGAACATAGGGTTAACTAAAGCACCTTTACGTACTACCATAGAAGGTGCAGTTATAAAGGCGGGAAGCTCTAATCTAGCGATGTCTTTAAAGGCATCGAACAATACTGGGTCATCAATAGCAAACATAACAGACTTACCATTACGCAGGATACTAACCACTTGTTGGAACTGACTACCCTTATTAGAGGCTAGTTCTCTAGCAGAGCCATGGGCTGCTAACCAGTTCAATGAAGCAGACTTATAGTTGTTTTCCATCGCAGCATCAACAGCAAAGGCATAGTGCTTTTGTAAGTTTTCAAACATATTAATTCTATGCTCACTAACCCCTTTAGCTTTAACCTTACCTATGCCTTTAACAGCAGACGATATGTGGATATTAGACTCACCGATAGACTCTAGCTCGTCAGTAGACATGTACAGAGGAGCGTACTGGTACTTAGGGTTACGCCATTCACGAGCTACTGAGGCGTCTATATTACCTGTGCTTTCTAAGAGGTCTACCAAGGACTGCATGACTTTATGTACGTCATCCACAATAGCTTTAATCTCAGGTACAGAGTTCATTACACTATGCGCATCAGCGACCATTTCGGAAGTAATGTGCTGACCTATACCACCTTTTTCTTTAATAGCATCTACACGGCGTTGATCACTATTTGCCAGCTTACGTATTTCTTGAGCAGTGGCTAAAGATGACTTTCTTTCTAACGAGCCTTTAGGAAATGTTTTAGCAAAGGTAACAAGCTTAGCTGCATCTGCCCTGCGTTGTACGGCACGGCGCTCTATGTCCTGATATCGTATTTGGTGCCCCTCATTAGCAAGCACTGTAAGAATACGCTCAACGTCTTCTGCTTTAAATCCTTTAGGTAAGTCATGAGCACGATCTAGAATATTAACTAAGTTAAGTGCTTCTGATCGGTTAATAGTCAACAGCCCAGTACTAGAACGAGTTACAATCCCATGCTCTATAGCACTACTAATAAAGTTCCTACGTTCTTTAGCTTGGTTACGCAGTATACGTTCGTGGAACTCGCCATTAGCTTGGAATGTTTTATCTTCACGAGTTGCATAGTCTAAGGCACTATCATGAGCTATAAATCTAGACCGTATTTTATTTAGTGTACGCCCCAGAGTGCTCTGATCATTCACTGCCATTTGAGCTTTTTCTATGTCCTTATCACGCTGTTTCTTTAGCTCTTCTCCTTTAGGGCTACGATCCACTAAGATGTCAGCCGAACGCAATCTACCTAATCCAGGCTCATCAGGAGCTACTTCTGAGTACCGTATATCAGGATTTTCAGTAGAGAATGCGCCTGTGTTACCTGTGGCGGATTTAATCTGATTAGGATTAAATAAAACAATATGCTCTCCATCTTTATAAGAGTCATATCCTCCAGCTTCCATAACATCAGTTTTTAAACCCCCGTCAATATCCTTAAACTTACCAGATTTTTTAAACTCAGGGACAATAACATTATCTACCCAATCATCACCATAGTTAGGATAATTATCCTTTAAAACTTGGGCATATTTAGCAGCCATTTTATCGTTAATGGCGCTCTTACCTTCTACGTAAGGGTTCTCGCTTTTAGCATATAACCCTATAACATTTTTTCCGTACGTCTTAGCTTCTGTTTTATTAGGAGTTGTGTATATTCCTCTAGGATTGCTTGTGCGGTTCTTTTTCTCAGCGTTTAAATCAAACGTAGTAAATTCTTTATCCGAACCATGATATACAATTAGTGGTTCTCCTTTATTATTTTTTACCTTACTAGAACCAAACCATTTTTTAAACTCAGGCGTACCATGAGTTACTTTTTCTTTTTCAACTTGCCCAGTTTCTGGTCTGCCTTCACGAACTCCTTCGCTACTGATTGGGGCACCTTTACCTTCTTGGCGAACTTCGGGTTGTGTGCTGCGGCTAACATTAGGTGTTGTTGCTTTAGAGATTTTGTCGGCATCGAAGGATTCCCCTTTTCTTCTAATATCATAAGACGATTGAAATACATCTAGCGTAGATGTAGGTGGTGTACTCTTACGTTCTTTATCACTTAAACTTTGTCGGGTTTGAGTGTTTCTAGCTTCCGCTTCACCATGAGAATTAACATACCTATTGTAACCTAATTCCATAAGCTGACTTATATGCGTACCAAGTCTTTGGATCTCTTTATATTTTTGTGTTGCACGAGCTAAAGGACCATCTAATGGATCTGGAAATGATTTTATTAATTCTTTTTCTAGTTTATGTTTTTTCTCTGTAACCGCTATAAGTTCGTCATTTTCTTTTTTAGTTAAACTAGCAAAAGAATTACTACCCGCGGCAAAGTCTTCTACATTTTGTATATGATGTTGAATTTCATGTAATAGTGTTGATAGCACCTGTTCTTTAGACCATCTATTTATTGATATTTCATTTGTCACATGATTAAAAGACCCACTTTCGGGTTTTGATTTGTCCATAGTCAAGTGTGCAGTAATATTTTTAGCTGAGGGATACGCCTCAAATAACTTAGGGTGGTCTAATACATCGCTTACGGTTTTTGGTTTCTTATCCACAATGCCATCACGTAACCTATTTAACATAGACTCTTTAAAAGCATTTTTAGTAAACTTAGCTTCTTTATCACTAATTTCAAAACGCCACTTATCATCAGCGCCTTTATGCCAACCTGTGTCTTGTCTAACCTTTTCAGCATTTTGCCCAATTAATGTTCTTTTGAATGCTTCTTCCTGTTTAGTTTTGTCGGCTGTGGCTGCCATTTTTCCAGCAAAAGAAAACAATGTTCCTCCACTGGACGGGGATATATTCTTACGTTGTACGGGTTCGCTAGGCAATAAGTTTTCTGTATGAGTAAGCAATTCTACAAAGGCGTTATCACGTTTAAGTCCAAGCATATCAGCTATAGATTGTGTGAACTTGCCCCACATAGTAGTGTTTTCGTACTTTATTTTCTTTAACTTATATTGGAACTCTGGGTTAGTTAAGCCTTCAGATACAAACTCATGAACGTCTTTAAGGCCATATTCCTTAGCTAAAGTAGGGTGGTTTTTAACCGTAGCATGTAACTTAGTAAGACCAGCAACTGCAGGCTTTTGTTTTGGCGCTGGATTCTCTATAGCATGATATACGTTAGCATGAAGTAATTCGTGTCCTACTATGGCTTCGTTACCCGCATACTTTGGGTTCATAGTTATTAAATGGGCGGCTGGCTCATAAGCTCCACCAGCGTTCTTTTTCTTACCAGGCATCACACCGGATTTAATAGTAAGACCAGTAAGATTTTTTGACGCCTCTGCTAAGTGCCTAATAATAGGGTTTTTACTTTGACTAAGAGCATCGATAGTCTGCCCCATGTCACTACTATGCACAGCATTGCGTAGGGGTTCATTTTCCACACCTTTTAACTTAAGAGTTAGTCGTCCTTCTCTATCTACTAATGGCTTTGTGTCATACCCTAGAGTCTCACCAAAATCTAATTTCTTTTTACTAGTTTCGTACGGGGATATAGCATCTAATTGTTTATAAAGACCCTCTACAGCAATGGGGTCGATCTTCATATTTGTTTTAGCTGCGGAGTCCAGTATATTTTTTATAGCCGAGTGATGATCCGTATCATTTATATCTAACTGCTTAAGCTGTTTATACTTAGCACTAGAGGGTGTTAAACCAAGAGCATCTGCCCAGTGAGGGGCTTCAGGAGCTATGGGTTCTTCGGGTTTACGTACAGTTGGTTCCGCTATAGGACCTGCTTCTGGTTCTACTATAGGTTCTGCTTCTGGTGGTGTTGGTGCTATGCCTTCTCCTACTGCAGGAGGTACTTGTTCTGGTGTAGGTATTTGTTCTGGTGGAGCCACTGCAGGAGGCACTTGATCTGTTGTAGCAGCAGTTTGGGCGTCTTTTGCAGCTTGTGCGGCTATAGCTTCTTCTGCTAGTTTGGCTTCGTTTAATTTAGTTTGTATATCTTGGGTATAACCTTGCTCATTAACTTCAGGCTGTATAGGCTGTGGAGCCACTGCAGGAGCTTCTGCGTCTCTTTGTGCTTGTTCTAAGGCACCTTGTTTACCTGCATGGCGAGACAGGCCCATAGGACCAGCTAATAAACCACCGCCAACTAGATCTGTTTTAAGGTTTTCCCAATACTCATCCATAGCTTCAGAAGAGGATATATCCTGCCCAGTAGCGGCACGTTCAATAACAGCAGAACCCACATCGCCAAATGCCATACCAGCGGTGTTCAACCCAAATTCTTTTGCAATGTCGGCAACTTTAGACCCAACCGCAGTTTTAGCAGCTTCTACGCCTTTAGTTTCTACAACATCAGCAATGTACTTTTGCACATTAGGGGTTAACAGTTCTTCCATGAACCTGCTTTGTATTTTACCTTTAAGAGGACCTAAGACCCCTAGGGTTACATAATTAACAGCAGTTTCTGCTGCTGCCGCAGGTAGATGAGGCATTACTTCAAAGTCTTTACCTTGCTCATCGGTTCTTTGAGCCATACTACCTAGTGCTTGAGACCCCATAGTTCCAGCTAGTAAAGATGGAGCAACCACTTCAGGGGCAATAGCAAGTCCTGCAGCATAAGGACCAATTCCACCAACAAACTCTCCAGCATAATGAGGGATTTTCCTATACAAAGGGTCTGTTTCTGTAGGAGCCTCAGATATCTCACCTGCTTTTTTCTCCCACTCTTTACTCTTCTCAATACCTGAAGTACCAATTTGTTCCAATGAAGGAAAGCCCATCGACTGCCCAGCACCCTGAAGCATTTCAGCACCACCTCTAAGAAAGGTACTACCCCCAATTAAAGCGGCACTTTTAGCACTAGGTATAAAACCCATTTTTTCTTGATGCGTGGCTTCAGCTTGGGTTGTAAAATCTAAATCTGGGTGTAGTCCTTTAGCCTCTGCAAGAGCGTCTTCATCAGTTATATCATCAGGTATGCGTAGTTTAGAACCATTAGCTAAAGGCAATTCTCTTAACCCTATGGCGTCTATGCCATTTGCCTTAGCTTCTGCAAGGGCGTCCTCCCTAGATATACTAGTAGGAACTTTTAAAGTCTTTCCGTTTAGTAAAGGAATATCATACGTTTCTACTTGAGGCGCCTGAGCTTGACCTTGAAGTTGAGCAGAGCGCCCACCTAGTACATTGGATAAATATCCTTGAGTTTCTTCAGGTATGGCGGATATCCAGTTGTCACCTGCGGCTTTTATAGCCCTATTAAGGTTGCCTTCTCCATAGTTATAAGCAGCAACAGCTTTAGCGACATCCCCATTGTAATACTTAACCAACCCAGCCATTTTCTGACCCGCGGCGTTAATAGAAGCATAAGGGTCTCGTGGGTCAATTTTGTATTCTTTAGCGGTAGAAGGTATAAATTGTAGTATCCCAGTAGCACCACTTTTTTGGTTCACCGCATTAGGATTAAACCTACTTTCTTGATACCCCATAGTAGATAGTAAGCCGTTAGGTAACCCATACTGGCTTTCAGCTCGTTGAAACGCTTCATCATAACTAGAAAGAGGGGCTCTAGTAGGCGCTGTGGATTCTTCTTGGGGCGTTTCTGGTAGTTCACGAGATATAGGCGCAGGGGCAAACTCCCCCATATTTAAGAAGGCGTCTAATCCACGAGTGCCAGTAGCTGCAGTAGGGTTGGAAGCGTTAGTAAAAGTATCTATTGCGGTTTCGTTAGCCATGCTACATCCGTCTATTAAAGTATCGTTGAGTAATTATATCTTATTATTGCCCTACTAGACTTATTCCTCTACTTCCTATAGCCTGTCCTGTAGAAGCCCCTTGCTTACCCATACCACCTAGAGGATTAGTGGCCCCTGACTTAACATACTGTTGAGCCATTTCTATTTTTTTATCAACTGGTAGCTCCATTGTTAAAGGGTTTTCGTTTACCTGTTTGAAAGCAGCCATAGAAGCGGTTAATAATTGCGCCCCATTGGGGGTATTCTCAAAAGTATTTTTCATTTGGGCTATAGCATATTCGTTATCTGCTTTCATAACTGCTATATTTTCAGCAGATATATTCCCCATTTGAGCTATGTCTTTAGCAGAGTCTTTACCATACTTAAGCGCTGCCCATTTAGCAGCAGCAGCGGCAGCGGCAGTTTTCTCAGCGTTCTTTTGAGCTAAATATAAATCGGCAGCTTCTCTATCACCAGTCATAAGGGCTTTCTTTTGGGCCATTTGAAGGGCCATTAAGTCTTTATTAGCCGCTTGTTCTTCTTTAGCACCTT